TGTAACTACTGCACTATTTGCTACAATTGTTCCTGTATTGGATGTTCTTCTCAATTGTATTCTAAAAGATTCTGTTCCTTCTGTAGTAACATCGTTAGATAAAGTTCTAATAAAAGAAGCTGCATTACTGTTGATTGTAACTGTACCTTCGATTTGAGATCCTGAAAAATCGGATGCATTTATTGTACCACTAACACCTAAAGTGGTCCAATACAAAACTGTGCCATCATTTACATTTTGTGTATCTACTGTAAACGAAACTGTACTTCCTTCATTGACAGAAGTTGTGTTTGCAGTAAGAGTATATGATGGTGATAATGATGTATCGTTAGCTATAATGAAACTAGAGTTTGCTACAATTGTTCCTGATATAGAATTTTTTCTTAGTTGTACTTGAAAAATTTCAGTACCTTCTGTTGAAGAATCTTCTGTTAATGTTATTGGAAAAGTTCCTACATTTGAAGTCAGACTAAAAGAACCAGACAAAGAATTTACATCTAAACTATTTAAATCGCCGGATACTGCAACTATAGTCCAATATAAAGTTGTCTCGCTTACGTTTCTGGTAGAGACAGTAAATAACGCTGTATTACCCTCATTTACAGAAGTTGTGTTTGCAGAAAAAGAATAAAATTCTCCATCACCACTTATGACCAAATTTGGACTTACAGATGTAAGGGTATTTACTCTAGGCATCTTTAACCATATGTTGAAATTGAACCCAACACGATCCAATTGCTTGAAACTCTTAGCAAAACAAAAGAAACTATTTCTTTTTTATTGGCTATAGGAGTTGGAGTAGCACCGCCAACCCAATTAATTGTTTGTGATGAACCATCAATTTGTAACGCATTAGGAATATATCCTGTTGCACCTTGATCCAAAATTAAACTTACTACGATACTTCTATCATTTGTTGTAGGTACATTTGTAATATTTGCAGTAAAGTTTGCTGAAATAGAACTGTGATAAAATAATGTGCCTAATGAATAATCGTGAGTTACTGTGCCTGTAGCTGCAACTTTTGTTTGTAATTTTTCCGTTACTTGTTGAAAAGTAGAAGTACCTAAAATAGACATGGTATTTGCAGATACATCATCAAACGAAAAGTCTAATGTCTCATCAACCGCATTAGGTTTTATTTTTGTTAGTGCCATTATTCTTTACTCTTTAAAAGTTTTACCAATTCTTTAGTTGATCCTACAAATACAGCCTTATCAACATTAATACCATTTGTAGGTGAAGATTCTTTTGGTTGTAAATCTTTTTTTCTTTTTTGTATTTCCATTAAATCTTTATTCATATCAGTTAGATGTTTCAACATATTTGCAGCAACTTCATATGCTCTAGGATGATCGGAAGCTTTAGCCACATTTAAAATACCATCTATTGCCTCATTACCTTTTTCTATAAGACCTCTAATATTTTGACGAGCAAATTCTGCATCATCATCGATGTTTTCTTTATCATCAATCACAATCAACTCTTTCTTTTCAATAACAGGTTCAATATCTAAAATATCAGAAAGATTGTTATTTAATTTATTCATAATTTATTTTTACACATTAGTTGGTTGTATTATAACGAATCTAATTGTCGGAGATTCGGAACCTGTTGTAGATGATGTTATATTAGTTATCCATAAAATCATTATTCCATCAACCGAACAATATCCACCAGAAACATATGTTCCAATAGAACCACCTTCTATAGAAGTAAGAATAACATCACCTGCTCTAACTTTATTATTTGTTACGGAGATGGCATCAACTTGTTCGGAGGTCATAGTAGCGGTGTATAATGTTACTTGACCAGAAGTATTGTTTAATGAAACGCCGGTTCCTCTAGAAGTTGTTTGAGTTACAGATGTATTTGATCCATAAACAACTTTGGAAGTCACTACATTTCCAGTAATTACCACATTACCCGAGACTGACAAATTGGTACCAGATACAAATCCACTGAAAGTATTTGCTGTTGAATAAGCTGAATTCGCATAATCTCCAGAAGTTACTGCTCGTTGATCCGCGGTATTTGCGGCACCAAATGCAGAATTAGCATAACTAGATGAAGCATTGGAAGAATCTCTAGACCAAGAATCTGTAATACCATTATTTGCAACAGCAAAGGCTGCGTTAGCATATTCACCTGCTGATATTGAATTAGTATTTGCAGTATTCGCAATAGAAAATGCTGAGTTACCATAAGAACTCGAACTGTTTACTGAATCTCTAGCCCAAGAATCAACAAATATGATTGTATTAGCATAATCGTATGCAGCCTGAGCTAAAGTATTTGCAGTGTTGGCTTGACTATAACTAGAATTAGAATAACTGGAAGCAGAATTGGCAGCATCTCTAGCCCAAGAATCTGTACCACCAGTATTTGCTGCTGCGAAGGCAGCATTAGCATATTCGCCTGCTGATATTGAATTAGTATTTGCGGTATTCGCAACAGAAAATGCTGAGTTACCGTAAGAACTAGAACTATTAACCGAATCTCTAGCCCACGAATCTATTATAACAATTGTATTCGCATAATCATATGCTGCTTGTGCTAAAGTATTTGCAGTGTTTGCTTTTGAAAATCCACTGTTAGCATAACTAGATGCAGCGTTTACCGAATCTCTAGCCCACGAATCTGTAATACCACTATTTGCAACAGCGAATGCTGCGTTAGCATAAACACCGGCAGAAATAGAATTAAGATTTGCAGTATTAGCAACACCAAATGATGCATTAGCATAAACACCAGCACTTACAGATTTACTATCAGCATTTGCAGCATCGGTAGTTGCAGTATTGGCTTTCAGAAAAGCTGCATTAGCATAACTTGATGCTGAATTAGCTACATGACTTGGAGTATTTGCCTGAGTAAATGCCGCTGCAGCAAAAGGAATATTTGCTTCAATCGAATCATTTATTTGTTGTAATGTAACCTTTCTAGTTGTTCCACTAGAAGTATCATAAACAGGTATAACTGTTAATACTAAGTTTGCATTTACAGTATCAAGTACTGTTAGTTCTGAGAATTTTTTGGTTGCCATTTAAGCCTCTAATTTAAATCTTCCATCTTCTGTCACCAACTCATATCCATCTTCAGTAAGAAGTAATATTGCAGCTGGTTCAGCGGGGTTTGTGTATTCTTCTGAGAACCCAAATTCATCATCAGGTTCTGCCGTAATTGGAGAAGGTGTTGTTTTTATTTCTGTAACGACCGCATTTACTGATTGTATATTGTTAGAAGGGTCTTGTGATACAATAATATTTGTATTTGCTTGACGAACATATTTTCCTGTACTAAGTGATGGCCAAATATATCCTTTTGCAGTAAAATCTAAATCCCAAGTTATATATCTTGTGGATGAAAAGTCGCCTTCATATTCAGTTGTCGTATTTACTGAATTTAAAATAATTGGTAGATCATATTTTTGATCCATACCAGGTATAAAATCTACCGTAACATTAAAATCAGGTGTAAAATACGGTAATATTTGTTCTAATATTTGTGTACCATCTTCAGTATTTCTGACATAAATTGACATCGAAAAATCAAAGTTATATGGTATAGGAACAAATTGTGTATTAAGTCTTGTTGAATTGTTTGCAGAAAAATTTCTTATTGTAGAAATTTGTTTTCTTCCCGAATCATAACTAATACCTGTTAATTCAAATGAAATTCTAGGTACAACTATCGACATACTTTTGATTAAATTAGGATCTGCAAACAATCTTGTTACATATTTTTCTTTTGATCCATAACTTAGTGGTACACGAAATCTTTCTTTTTCTTGTGAAAGGTCTTTTGTGTAACGAATTAATTGTATATTGTTAAATAAAGTACCAAATGCAACAACAACTTTTCTTATTGTTCTATGGTAAAAATGTCGATTCTGTAACATCAAGGTTCTCCGAATGGGTTAACTTCAGTAAAATCGATAATAGAATCCGATTCGGTTTCAATCGTATAGTTATCATTTATTTCTTCAAATGCGTTATCTAATGGTACCATATCATCAGCAGCTTCATCCATCGTCCATATTGCATTACTTGTGTTGCCTTTTAATGCCGTTCCTGAAACAAAATTTCCTTTTACTTGTACTACATCAACATATCTTGCGGCATTCCAAGTATGTACAATAGCTTGTGCTGTCGAGTTTGCTAAATTTGCACCTTGATAAATGATTTCACCTTTGACAAATGCTCCTGTACCATTGACAGGAACCGACAATCTAGTTTTTCTATAATATTCAAAGGCATCATCGTCAATTTCTTGTTTACCTGTGTTAATAATTTCTTCTGAAAATACATATTGTTTTAGTTTAATTGCATACACGTATACGTTACCGCCTCGACCACGACCTAATGTGTAATACATTGCTTGATCGTTTTCATGTTCAACAAATGTAATTTCAAAAAATCCTCTTAGTAGAGGTACATAAATTAAATCACCTTCTCTAGGTCTTGTTGGAGCTTGATTCTCTGTGGCAACAATATCACCAATTCTTGGTCGATTGAAATTGGTTGAACCCACAGCATATTTGAATCTACGTCGAGAAACCAATACGGTAATTTCATCTTGTATTTGTAAACCAAACTTAGAAATAAAATCTTGTTCGCCATCCATACCAGTGATATTTTCAAGATACACTTCAATTGGATGTGCAGAAATATATTGTTTTAAAGTATCTTCACCAAAAAGTTTATCTATTCCATTTGGATCTCTAGATGTTCTTGGAAGATAATACACATCCATTCCATAGATACCAAGAGCTTCAATAACCAAATCTTCAACTAAAAGTTGTTCATTGGTTATTTGATCCTGTGGAAATGGTTGAAAATAAAAATTTGTTGCCACAATTAGCCCAATAAGAAGTCGTTTGGTAACACGTTGTATTGTTGCATCTCCGCTTCTATTTTATCGATTTCTGCAACAGCTTCATCATAAATTTCTTTTCCATTTAGGGTAACACCACCAGGCATTTGTATACCACCAAACTTTTTCATATTACTTCCCCACTGTTGTTTTATTTTTGCAGTAGCATATTGTTTTAAAAATCTATCATTCCAAACATCCGAAAGTCCTGGCTTTGTTGCTGTTACATTAGAAATATTTGCGCTTGGTGGTTTACTTAAATCAATACTTGTTGGTGAATTTATTTTTCTTATTTGAACTTCTTGACCATCGGATAAAGTAATCATATCATTTTCGATTACTTCTTGGTCAAATTTTGTATTTGTTCCAATAACTGTATTTGATGAAGTGTTTCCTGTTAATGTTCCACTTAAAGATACTGTATCTGGATCCATTTTTCGGTAACATTCTATGATAACGTATTTACCTACTTTAGCATCACTTGACCAATCAATATCTAACATAATCTTATTCATGTGACGATTGAATCTATGTTGAGGAGTACCAGAGAATAATAGATTTAATGTACGAATATGTTGCATCGTAATTTGATATGATACATACGAAACTGAAGTGAAGTCGTAAAGGTCATGCAATCTAAGTTGATATCTTAGATCAAACATATTAATTGAAGAACTAGAATCATCAAAAGGTAAAACACCAGTAACAGATATTACCGCATCTGGACAATAAATCCAACGGCGATCAATATCTTCTTGTGTAAATTGGTGCTTCATATATAATTTTTCACAACCATCAAAATGGTAATCATAAAAAAATTGAAGCGCATCATCAATTCTATCTTCTACTTGGTCGTCATCAACATTAATATTAATGACTGGCCAACCAAGTTGACGTAAACAGTAATCTTTGAATTGAGCTCTAGTTGATGGGGATGCCATAATTTCTCCTTTTACAGAGTATTTATGCCATCCAAGGTTTTAATGAATATTAGAATGTAATTGAACCTGAACCAGTAAATTTATAAATTCTATCACCACCTGTAACTGTGATTGTTGGAGAACCTGTTGTACTAGTAGCTGCAGCGAGTGTATCAGGATATCTAATTATAACTATACCAGAACCGCCTGCTGCAGCTGCG